TGGCGAAATGAAAAATGTGAAGGTAAACAAACCGACATTACTAACTGATAGTTGTATCTAATACTGGGGGCAGGTCAGTGAATGGCAGAGGCTGCGTTATCTGCCTTGTCCATTTTATCAACAGAAGTACAGTCGTTTGCATAAGCCACGCGCGATATCACTAACATAATCAAAAACAGCTGCATCGTTTTCATATCAAGTTCATTCCCGGTGGGATATAGATATTTTCAAATTTCTGCGTCGCACTCATGGCCGAGCAGGCGCTGTTATTTGATACGGTGATGGTTGAAAGGGAGGATTTGGCCATGTGCTCTTTTATTTTTGGATAAACTGGAGTGATATGTGGTTTATTATTTAATGGTTCAAAGATTAAGCGCTCAGAAGAGCGCTTGTTATAATATGATGCTAACGTTTTGAGTCCTTATCCTTTTCTTGCTTAACCTCATTGATTACATCTAGCATATTGCTTAAGCATTCTCTTGCTGGGGAGCCCGCTTTCTCCAATGCTGATTTAGCCTTTGCTAAATAGGTTTCAACCTCCGCATTAGTGCTGTGTATCATCATCGGTATGCTACATATCAAAGTGGTTCCAAACCGTTGCTGTAAAGGATCTGGGTTCAACTCAAATTGATTGGTGACATTCAGCACTAATTTGGGGGCGCGGATAAGCGCCATGCTGATGGCGGTCGCCAACTGCTCAGCATGCTCGTCATCCAGATTATCACCAGTGCTTTTAATCTTCGCTGGTAATGCCTGAATGGCTGCCTGGTCAGCGCTGGACACCCGCTTAATATAGATTATCCAGTCACTCTCTGACGCTATACAGGAAGCCGAAATAATGCAGACAATTAGATACAGTGCGTACTTTTTCAACGCACTACCTCAAGCGTACGATCTGACGAAAGAATTATTTTAGAGCGAATGTGAGGCCCCATGATTATGCAGCCCTCGGACGCAAAACCAGGAATGGCTGGTGCCTTTTTCTCGCCATGGATGCGAAAAAGCGATCGTCCATAACTCTCGCCAGAGGTTTGTTTAAGGTTGATTGTCATTGGCCCCCTTGAGGATGTATGGCCTCCTATGCGATACGTTCCGCGTGGTAATGGTCCCATCCCCTTAACGTGCTGACGGTCTGGATTATTTTTGTTTGTCAGGTTTCCGGAATATCCTGTGCCAATAAGTTTACCTTTATGCCAGAGTTCGCCAGTACTTTGGTAGTAGGTCCATGCCATGAGCTATTCCCCTTATGCCGCGCTGCGTTCTTTCCAGCTATCGGAATGGACAATGTTACCGTCCAGATATTTCCATGTTATTTTTTCATATGTCATTTCTATGGCTTCCATATGATCATAATGTGTGAAGTCGGGATCCTTCACATCTTCCATATAAGGCACAATGCAGGTAATACGTGCATTTTCCATAAAAATATTAAAATATTCTTCCTCCTGCCCTTCATAGTTGATTCGATAAAATTTTAGCTCAGCAGATTTAAGAACTCTTCCCGTACTAACGATCTGATAAAGGTAAGGACTTGAGACGTCTTGCGCTTTTGTAAAAACAAAAGGGGAATGTTGGCGTGTGGCTGTTATTTTTCCGGAGTAATCATCTGTAGGTATCTCCACGCCGTGTGACAGTCCGGTTATTTCAATGCTACCTTCGCGTCTATGTACATCAACGTCACCTTTTAACTGCTTCCCTTCTTCGCTGTAAAGCCAGAGATAAAGTGGTATAGCCATTCTGATTAACTCCATTTATTTCATTAATTGCTCTGACCTTACTCCTTCATGATTTTTCTGTTTGTAACATTTCGTGTCAATGTTGTTACGTATATTGGCGTGGTAAATGATCCAATAAAAAACATACTTTTAGGAAATATATTTAATCATCAACTTTGATGTGTATCTAAAGCCTGATTAGGTGACTGGCGACGTGGACTCATGTTAATCCCTTCATTGAGTAAAGTTAGAAGGGGGAGTTTTTTAAAGGTGCGGAGTCACGACAACGGCCCTATGTGTTCCACTATCGAAATCCCGATATGTATCCAAAAAAGCACATGGGCTGGAGATTTCTCTCCAGCCATTGCTGTATCTGGTGGCCCCTGCTGGACTTGAACCAGCGACCAAGCGATTATGAGTTAGGATGCAACTTCTTACCTAAAAATACTTATCTATAATTTTCATTAACTTAATGGCATTTAGTTTACTGTATAAATAACCAGAAATACTCTAAAATACTCGTTTGCGGTATCCTATAGGTATCCTAGAGCAAAACAAGCGATTTGCAGGATACCTTGATCGCTTGGTATGGGGTGTTTGTGGAAACATTCAAATTCACGAAAGCAAAACTCGAAAGCCTGCCGCCCGCCGAACGTGGCCAGGTGGAGTATGGTGATACCGTTGTGAACGGGCTACGGCTCCGAGTGGGGATCAGTGGCGCGAAGAGCTTTTGTATCTCCAGAAAACGTAATGGCAAATTTATACGGGCCACCTTAGGCAGATTTCCCGATCTTACTATTGATAATGCCAGGGCAAAGGCTCTCGAACTTCTGGGAGACGTAGCCACTACAGGCAGAAACCCTAACGTCGAAAAGCGCATCAATGAAAAGGCTTTGGTTACGCTTAATGATGCGCTGGACACCTATATCAAAAGCCGTGATGAACGGTTAAGCGCCGATACAGCAAAACAGTATCGTTCCATCCTGCAAAATTTCTCTGGTGACTGGATGAAACAACCAATCGCCTCTATCAGCCGTGAACGGGTGGAAACCAGACACAAAGCCGTTACTGATGGTTCTGTGTGGTTTGGTGCTGATAAATCAACGCTACGCGCAGGGGTTGGAACCGGCAGTAAAGCACAGGCCGATCTCTGGGCTAGGGTGCTTCGTGCTATATACCGCTTCGCGCACGATCATTACCGTGACGAGGAAGGGAAAACGCTTCTTCCGGACCCGCCTACAATGGTACTGAGCACAAAGCGCAAATGGCATGGTACCGTGAGGAAGACTGAGCGTATCCGCACCAATGAGCTTGGAAGGTGGTTTAGCGCCTTATCGTCCGTGCGAGAGTTTGCCGAACAGGGGCGCGATGATATAGCAGCGGCGGTTTGCGATGCTGTGGAAATGGCTATTTTTACCGGACTGCGTAAGTCTGAAATTTTAGAGCTTAGCTGGGATAGAGTTAATCTTGGAGGCCGATATTTTTGGATTGATACCACAAAAAACGGCGATCCGCTTGAACTCCCCATTACTGAAACTCTACTGAAATTATTTCGCCGCCGAGCCAAGATGAAAGCGGCAGATGGATTATTGGTTTTTCCTGGGGATAAAGGTGTCATTAAAGAGTACAGGCACATTATCGATCGCATAAGTGCTGCCACCGTGCCAGACCCAAACCCAGACCTGCTAAAGCCTATTCCTTTCAAATGGCATGACGGCCGCCGAACCTTTGGTACCGTTGCTGAGCTGGTGGGGGTGGGTAATTATATCCTGAAACGCCTGCTCAACCACCGAACTATGAGAAGCGCGGATGTTACCCAGGGCTATCTGCATTTCAGTGCTGATGAACTTATGGAACCAGCTTCAAGAATAGAACGGGCAATACTCGAACACGCCGGGATTATTGAGAGTAAAAAATCTCTTGATGCGAAGTTATTACTTGCTCTTGAAGGTCTGAGCGAAGAAGAAAAGCGCCGTCTCATTTTTGATTTATCCAAAAATATTAAGGTTTCTGAAAATGAATAGACAAATTGAACTTTCTGAATTAATCAGTAAATCATTTATCGAGTCGACCAATAAGATGAGTCAAGACGATAAACTTGCGTTTTATCAGGCCATCTTAGATGGAGATAAAAATATAGAACGTGAAATTTTAAAAAAATATAACTATACAATGGTGACACCAGTTGAAAACATCATGAGCGATGAAGATGCTGAGGCGCTAGCAAATTCGCTTTTGAAGGATGAAAAAGGGGTGTTCAATGAAATCAATAATCTTTTTGTATCTGCCAGTAAAAAATATTGGTCAAATGCAGAAAGGTTGAGCGACTTACCTTTAGAACAGCATGACAAAATACTTAACCATGCAAGAGAGCTTCAAACTTCGTTCAATTCTAAAGAGCATGTTAACTCTGTATTGCATGGGATTTATGGAGAAAATGCGGGGACAATTGTTAAGGCCGCAATTATTGCTGACCTTATTGGTTGCCTTGATTTAAGAAATGATTTGATGGTTGTATTTGGTTCCATGGTTGAGAGTGCTCACAATAGCAAAGCTATGGATATTTTTAAGAAGAAAAAAGTTATAAGCGAAGACAGAAGTTTAGCCAAGAAAGGTAAAACAAACAGACACCATGCAACAGCAATAAAAATCGCTGCCGATACGTGGGGTAAGTATCCAAATGCAAGCCTTGCGGGACTTTCAGAGGACATATCAGCGCATTTGAGAAAGGCGTGGAAAGACGTGCCAGTAGCTGGAACGGTAGAGAAGTGGTTAAAAGATTCTGGGTTAAACCCTGCTGTTAAGCCGAAAAACAGAAATTATGAGTTAATCATATTAGAAGGGGAATAAATCTAGTTTTACGCCCCTTAATCTTGTAAGCAATGCAGTGAACCAGATATAGGAATTTATATCTGGTTTCGCTTTCTCCTAAAGTATATATATCAATAATAAAGTATCACCACTGTTAATCAGAAATACACGGTGATATATATGCGTTTAATTAATAATCCAACCATTCTTGAACGATTAACCCGCGCGGAGGCTGCTGCCTATCTCGGTGTGAATGCTCAGACTTTGGCTAACTGGGCTCATACAGGAAAGGTGGGGATTCCACATCATAAGGTTGGTCGCAAAGTCATTTATATGAAGTCAGACCTCGACAATTACCTTGCGGCGAACCGCCGTACTCAGACGGCTTAAGGTGGCGGGGATGATACATAAAACAAAAGCGGCCATGCAGGGCCGCCAATGTCACTACCAAAAACTTAAGCAAAGTCAGGATACCAGGGTTAATGCTGGTGGTCAAAGCCTGAGCGCTCCTGTGATTGCAGGAACTGCGCCATTGGCGAGGTTACGTGAAACTACCCAGAAATTGGGCTGTTTAGGGTGTGCGGCATTGGCGCACACCCCATTTCCCCAAATCTGGGGAGAACTGGATCAGCGTGCAGGGTGTACTGCAATGCAGCATACCCCGGGAAAATCCCGTAGTTTCGACCGTTATCCAGATATCGGGTATCACTCCTTGTCTGCTTACTTGGCCTTCCTGCGCTGGAGTTCGTCACGAACAACGCTGATAAGTTGTCCGATCTCTTCGGAGGCTTTGACTCCAATCTTTTCTACCTGCGCTAGCGTATCGAGGGAAGAAACAAGGATATTTTCCCCGTTTCCTTCTGCTTGGCGTCGGGCGATCTCCCCGCGCATGGCGGCTACGATGAACGCTGCATTGCTTTCGTCGTTCCGTTTGACGGACTCCATTCCCTCTATGACATCGTGTGGGATGCGGGCGGTTAATGATTGTGACTTCGTGTTTTTGGGGCCTGTAGCCATCTGCAATCCTCCGTATGCTGGTGTAAGACAATATACACAGAATCAGTCTTACACAAAAGCATTGACATGTAAGCCACCTAAAAATAAAGTTACTTACACCTTGGTTGATAATCAGGGTACAGAAAAGACGAAGCCCGCTGGCGCTACCAACACCAACGGGCCTCTAACCAAACCGTTATCTGAGGTAACAGCTATGGCTTTCAAGAAGTCTACCCAAACTCGCCCGGAATTTACATGGAGATTTCTCTCCGCTTCTGAGCACTACCCTACCGCCAAACCATTGGTGATCTACGTCAACGCATCCAGCGAACAGGAGGCCCGCGAGACTATGCCGGGGGTAAACCTCATTTTTGCTGCTCGCCTGCCATTTCATGATCTTCGGGTTGTGGAGGTTTGCCATGCGTGAATTAACCAATAAAAGCACGTCAATAGCCTGTGAACTGGCTGCGTTGTTGATGGTTGTCGAGGAGTGCGACGTAGATCAGGTTGAGCGTGAAAACCTTATCAGTCTGGCCAGACGAGTATCGGATCAACTGGCGGCAAGCATGGTCGAGCAGAATTCAAAGGGGGCGCTCAATGGATAACCTTTATACCTACAAGAGCGATCAGGACTTATTGACCACTGCTCAAGAGGTTTCGGCTCTTCTTTCGTGTGCAGCTTTTGTAGCTATAGCGAACGATGAAAAGAAGCGCATCCACCTGATGGCTTTAATGGATATTGCATCGCGCTTAGCTGATGATCTGGCTAACGCTTTGGATAAGTCATTCGTCCTTCCAGCTGAAGGGGAACGCAAATGATCAGTAACGTGAAATTCAACGAGCTGGCTAACCGCGTTGATCTGCTGGTTGAAAAGATTTTGCATCTTGAGGAACAGGTTAAGTCACTCACCGATAGTCAGGGAGGAGAAATCCCTCCGGGTATGACGCCAGTAGCAACACTGGCCGCTGAATACGGTATCTCAACCAAAAAGGCTGAGGAGCTGGCGAAAAACACAGGGGTGATGCTGGTTAAGCTGAAATCTGGCGGGTTCGTTGCGCCTGATGAAAAGTTCAGGGAAGCGGCGCGGCTGGTGTTGCGCAGTGCTAAGCGCAAATATGGCTCTGCGTACTGGTTCCATCCTCTGATCGGCAAATTCCAGATGAGCGGAGGCATACCAAAATGACGGTACAACTGACAGCTGTAGAAACTGTATCTGATGCCTTGTTCACCTGTTCATATCTATGGGCGCATGGCAAGCAGTACAGTCGCAGCGATTTGGATAAAGCCCTCCACCAGCATAAGGACCCCACTACCCGTTACGGAAAGCTGGTGGCTCGCCTCAACCAGATAGCAGCAATGCCGTATGAGGAGCTTTGTGATGCCGGGTATCTCGACACGGACCGCAAACAAATGATTACCGCGCGGCGTTCTGTGCTGGTGGAAGAGATAGGCGAAGGGGAAATGAATGCCATGCTGTCTGACGTGCAGCGCATTCACCGCGTCTTCCCTGATGCTGGAGCAAAGTTCAGGACAAAGCTGCCTCTCTCTCGCGGTTCTGAGGGCTTTGATATCCGTCAGGACTATATCCTTAAACACTTTCTTCCAGCTCAGTCTCTGTGCAGCATTTACGGCCCAAGCGGTTCGTATAAGAGTTTTCTTGCCGTATCGTGGGCCTGTCATATCGCTGCTGGTCTGCCAT